CGGGTGCGGTCAGCCACGCCTTGAAGAGCCCCCAGCCCACTTGCACGGTCGCGCCGATGACGTTGGTCAGGGCCTCGGCGATGGTCAGAGCCTCGGCTGCGACGGAGAACAGCGCGGCGACGTCATCGGCGATGAGCACCCGGCGCACCGGGGCGGTCCCGGTAGGCGCCAATAGGCTGGCGCGTACACCCCGGGCCGCGTCAATAGCCCCGAGGCGTGCGATGAGGCGGTCCCGCTGAGAGCGCAGGGCCCCGGACCATGCGCGAAGAACCATGCGTTCTTGGGCGCGGCGGGCCTTGCCGACCAACCTGCGCGACCGGGCGATGGTCAGGCGCGGAGGCTTGCCTGTGGCACGGGTGACCGGGGCGCGGCGGCCTGCGCGGCGCTTCGGCTTGCGGGCGGCCATGATGGCATCCCTGCGCACGCGCGCCCAGCGCCGGCCGGCGTCGCCTCCCCAGAGCAGCCATGCGATCCACTGCGCGGACGGGTCGGAGCGGTCTTCCCAGCCGGCGGCGGTCTGTTGCGCGCCGTGGCGGGCGAAGAAGCTGTGCATCCGCAGGATCGTGCGGTCGCTGAGGTTGACGCGGTTGGCGATGTCGCGGGCGCGCGCGACGCCGACGGCGGTCCCGCCCCGGCCGTGCTCTTCGCGGAGGCGTAGCCCGAGGCGCGCGTTGGAAGCCATCCCCGCGGTTGGTTTGCGGTCGATCCCGGCGATGTCGCGGGTGACGCTCACCCGTCGCCCCGGGCCGCGAGGGCCTCGGCGGCGGCGGTCAGGGCGGCGATGGCCTCGGCGCGCTCGGCGTCGGTGGCGTCGGGGTTGGTCAGCACGTCGGCGGCATCGGACAGCGACGATGCAAGGTCAGCGTCTTCGGTGGCGAGGTCTTCGTCTTCGTCGAGGTCGTCGTCTTCGTCGTCCGGGGCGTCGTCGGCAGGCGCAGGCGCGGGGGCCTGCCCGGCGGGGACTGCTGGGGCGGCGGGGGCGGTGAAGGCACCCTCGGGCACGTCGTCCCAGCCCTCGTAGGCGTAGGCGACGGCCGGGTCCATGCCGTTCGCGATGTGCAGCGCGATCCGGGCGAGGATGTCGCTGTCGGCGGCCTGAAGCGGCCCCACGCCGCTGAAGTCATGCTCGACGGTGATGCTGTCGTCCTTGTCAACGCGCCGGGCCAACAGGGTCATCGCCTCGTCCAGCGGCGCGATCTTGCCCTTCAGGTCGGTCCAGTACGACGTCAACTGCGCGCCGGCGGTGGCGAAGATGTTGGCGGCGTCGACGCCGAGACGCACGGGGGGCACGCCGAAGACGGCGAGGATGAGATCGCGGGTCCACGTGCGCTGTGCGGGGCCGTCCATGTCCTTCGGGGCCCAATCGAGAAGGTCGAGCTCCGCGCCGGATGCGCCGAGGACCGCGACCCCGCCGTCGGCATCGCCGAAGATGCGGGCGAGCTGCGTCTTGATCTGCGCGACGGTTGCCGCGCTCCACCCTGAGCCGATGTCCTTGCTTGCAGGCCGGTAGATCGCCGATGGGCGGCCCGACCGGGCCTTGCGCGCGGTGCCGGCAGCGAGGGCCTGATCGGCGGTCAGGTCGCTGTGAAGCACCTGCGTTGCGCCGACGCCGGCGAGGGCCTCGGGGCCGTCCAGCACGCCCAGCGTCAGGACGGACAGCACCGCTTCGGGCGGGTACTGCTTGACGGTGTCGCTGCCGATCTCGTAGCCCAAGGGCGTGCCGTCGGCGGCGGGGATGACCCGGACCCGCTCGGGGTGGGCCCAGCGCACGCCGATGGGGACGCCGTTCAGGTTGCTGTAGAGCAGCACCGACGTCGACCGGCCGGCGAGGAGCATGTCCCGCACGGTCGCCTCGCGCCATGTGCGGCTGGACGGGTGCCCGCTGTTGGCGATGGCCTTGGGGAGCCAGTGGCCCTCGATGACTTCGCCCCGGCGCTTGACCACAATCGGCAAGGCGGCGAGGTCGCCGGCGATGGCGCGCACACAGGCGTAGACCCACGGGTTGAGGTACGCACTGAGCGCGATGGTGGGGCTGTACAGGCCCTCGGTCGGCGCGGCCGCGGCGTAGTCACCGCCGGCCACGAACTCGCGGGGGCGCTCCACCGGGTTGACCAGCCCGAGCGCACGGGCAACCGACAGGTACATGCGGCCCCACGCGGACGTGGGGGCGACGGCGAGGGGTGCTGTGTCGGTCGGGGTGGCCATGCCGCGATCATAGCCCGGGGCGCGTGTCAAGGTCAACCGGTACCCTCTTCGGTCGGGGTGCTGTACCGCCCGCGCAGGGCATAGACGAGGTAGCGCAGGACGTCGTGTGCGTGGTCGTCGCCGTCGGTCTCCCAGCGGTCGGCGGTCTCGCCGTGGCGGCCCTTGCGCCAGACCAGCCGGGCAGTCTCGCGGATCAGGTTGACGCACTGGTCATGGATGACGACGCCGGGGGTGCCGTGCTTCGGTGACACGGTCATCCGGTCGAAGAGCACCTGAAACGAGGCGGCGCGGCCCTTCTCGGCCGGGGCGGTCGGCAGGTCGTAGAGCATGGACAACATGCCCCGCTGATCCTTGCCCTCAGGGTCGGCCCATCTGGTCATTGGCGCATCGGGCGTCAGGCCGGTGCCGCTGCAGGTCTCGCACCGGTGCGTCCCGTCGGCGCAGCGCACGCGCCAGCGGGTCCATTCGTCGCTGCCCACGCCGTCGGTCGGCTGGCAGGCCGGGCAGCCCTCCACCGCCCAGATCGCGGCGGCGTGGTAGGCGAGGATCTCGTCTGCCTTGTAGTGCTCGCGGTAAACGTGGAGCACGTCGGCGCTTTCGTCATGCGCAGCCCACAGGTGGCAGAAGGGCGCGCGGGCGCCGAAGTCGATCCCGCCGTATCGGGGCCAGTGTGCCGGGGGGTCGAAGGACGGGACGACGTAGGGCACGCCGTTATGGAAGTCGGGGTGCACCGCGCCCTCAAGCGCGACGATCTCGCCGCGGAGGCGGCTGCGCCGGATGGCTTCGGGCTTGCCGGCCCACTTGTCTGCGACGACGGTCGGGGAGACGTGCGGGTTGTCCATCGCGTGCAAGAAGGCCACGAACAGGCGCGGCGGCGCCGGTGTGCCTTTGTCGAGGTGCCCGACGTTGGTGAGCAGGAAGGGGGTCCAGCCCGAGAGCGGGGTCATCGTCGCGTAGACAAGGCCGTCGTAGTCGATGGTCCGGGCGCCGATGGAGTCGAAACCCTGCACAGACTGCGGCTCTTCGTCGACCCACGCGCCGTGGATTTTGGCGCCTTCAAAGGGGTTCTTGGCGTTGCCCTCGCTGGTGTTCTGGGCGAATGCCTTGCACACGATCTTGCCGCCGCCGGGCAGCCGGACCTCCGCCTCGTTGTCGGCCTCCCAGCCCCGGCGCTTGCTGCCGGCGGGCAGGTACTTGTCCAGCTTCTCGCGCTGGATGGTGCGCGACATCGTGTGCGTCTGCGACACCGCCCAGAACAGGCCGGGGCCGCGCTGGATGCGCGCCAACGGCAGGCCGTTGAGGCGCGCCCATGCCTGCGTGTCGGGATGATCAGCACCCTGCGCGATTGCGACAGCGACCTGTGCGCCTGCCTCCGTCTTGCCGGTGCGGCTTCCACCCAACAGGAACGCCTTGTCATAGTCCCCGGCGAGAAGGGCCCGCACCGCGCCGATCTGCGACGTGCGGGACTCCTCAACGCCGCAGACCGGGCAGCGGTGGATCGTGCCGCGGACCTCGACCATCGGCGCGCCGCGGCGGCCCTTGGGTGGCGCGGGGGCGGCCGGGTCGGGGTGGGGGCAGGTGCGGCACTCAGGCGCCCAGAGGCGGGCGTAGGCGAGCGGGTGGGCCTCGCGGTGCCGGGCCAAGACCGCAAGCTGCCGGTGAAGGTCGGTCACGACGGCGATCAGAGACGCGGGCGGCACTTCGCCGGCCGCTGCGTGGGCCTTGACCCGCGCGGTCAGATCGGCGAGGACCGCGGCGGGGTCGGTGACGGTCACGCGGGGTCCGGGTCCGGGTCGGACGGGTCGGCGGCCTCGACGACTTCGGGCAGGCTGCCCAGCTCGGCTTGCGCGCGCCCGAGGATGGCCAGAAGGCCGGCGGCGACTGAGGAGGCGTCGGCCTCTTCGACGCGGACGGTGATCTCGTCAACCTTGATCGCGCCGGCCCTGTCGAGGATGCTGTTGGCTGCGGCGACCCGCGCGGGCGGCGGGGCGGCCGGGTCGTTGGCGATCTCGTCAAGCGCGTCGATTGCGCGGCCCACCATGCCGGCGAGGCGGGCGCGGGATGCGGCGATGAGCTCGGCGCGGCGCTTGTCGCGCTCGGCGTGGACCTCGGGTGTGTGCCAGCGCGAGATGGTCGCGCGGTTGACTCCGTAGCGTTCAGCGATGACGCCGGGGGGCTCGCCGTTGATCAAGTCCTCGACGGCCCGCGCCCGCTTCTCTGCGTCTGACAGGTCG